GATTATTATAAAACAATATGTGTAGGCTTACCATCAGAGAATATGCGAGGTGGTATGTTTAGACAAGCAACCCAAATCGATAGTCAATTAAGACCAAACTTGATTATTGATGATTTTGATTTAACCAATGTCAGATAAGGAGATACATTATGGCAAAACGAGGTCTATACGCTAATATCAATGCTCGTAAAAAAGCGGGTACTTCAAGAAGTAAAAAAAATTCAACAATATCAGCTAAAGCTTATGCAAATATGAAAGCTGGCTTTCCTAAGAAAGGAAAGAAAAAGTAATGAAAAAACTATCACCCAAACAAAAAAAATTGGCTAGTTTGTCAAAACCAAAAAATAAAATTACCGGAGCTGATCTAAAAAAACTTAGAAAGAAAAAGTAATGGTAGCAAAAAAATATCAAAACCCTAGCGGTGGTTTAAATGAAGCGGGTCGCAAATACTTTAAACGTAAAGACGGATCTAATTTAAAAAGACCACAAAAATCAGGAACTGACGGTAGACGAGTAAGCTTTGCTAGTCGTTTTGCTGGAATGAAAGGTCCGGAAAGAGATAAAAAAGGCAGACCCACTCGATTACTGTTAGCTCTTAGAAAATGGGGTTTTGGTAGTAAAGAATCAGCTCGTAAATTTTCACAACGACATAAGAAAAGTTAATGGGTAGAACAATTAACATACAAACTAATTTTTCTGTTGGAGAGTTAGATCCATTACTTAGAGGTCGAGTTGACTTACAACAATACTATAATTGTGTATCGTCAGCTAAAAATGTTTTTATACAACCG